AGAGCTTAACCGGCTAATGGACGAACATTTCCCAGCAGGCGTTGACGGAACTAATGCTATTGAAAGCCTAGAGGGTGTAATTGACGATCCTGCCCTATTCAATCAAATTAGGCAAGTTGCTAAAGAAAACCCAGACCAATGTGTGCGTCCAATGGTGAAAGATTGGCTAGAAGACAACGCTCCCGAAGTAGTAGATGATATTGACTTTGGAGACATGCAAGAAGAAGGCAACAAGTTTACTGGTGCGATGACAAAGGCTAAAAAACTTGGCAAGGACGAGTTTGAAGTGGACGGTGAAACTTTTAAAGTAGAAGAAGTTGCTGATTTTGTAATGAGTTTCTACGACAGAGAAAGAGGCACATTTCCAAAAGGTCCAACTGCCGTAGAACAACAGGTTGCTAAAAAGTTTGGTGAAACAGCAGGTACTGCTGCAAGTCGAATGATCGAACGAATGGCGCCTGCACAAGATGTTGAAATCGACGAAGAAGATATCGAAAGCGAGAGCACATCCGAATTTAACACACTCAAAAAGCTAGCAGGCCTTTAAACGTCCTGCTTGCATTCTTCCCGTATGCTTTCCCATAGTTTAATTGATTCTAGGACATCCGGCGAAGCATTATTTTCATAAGGAAGCTTTAGTGTCTGCCATTCTTCCTCTGTAACATCCTTTGCAATAACTACTTCATACTCATGGCCGTCACTAGAGTACAATTTAACATTGTCTATTCCTATGTGCCCGTCGGCCGCTCGAACTAAAGCCCGAGCAAGTTCTTTTAGTGCTTGTTTTTCTCCGACGATATACGACTTGCCTTGCGGCTCTTTGTGCGGATATAGATGAAGCCTCGACTTAAATATCATTGTAAATGTCCAACCTCTTGTAGTGCTAATTTTTTATATTTGTATACACTAACATATTCCGAGTTATTTTTATACCCCAATTTGCCCTTACCCCAAAGCAGTTGTTGGTCTCTAAAACTGTTTGCACCTTTGAGAATAACGTCGAGATATTTGCCGTTACCCGTGCCCAAGGTAACGAATGTAATGTACTCTTTTGGTTTGCTTTTAAACACTCTATAGTTAGCAACCAATCCGCAAAATTCAACTTGTCCTGGTTTTCTGATCTCTTGGCAACCCGGTATAAATCGACTGCTTCGCCATTTTCCTAACTGCTGTAGTTCAGTAACTTCGTCGCCTTCGGTGATGCTAGGGACAGCGCCTGCCAATTTAGCTTCGTGCCAATACACCCATCGGGCATACGATCCCTTGCAATGCTTCAGTGCTGCCGTCCAAAAATCTCTTTTATTATGTGCTTTTTCGAAGGCAAGGGCCCAAATTAATCTTCCTAGGTTAATTGCATGCGCCCTGCACAGCCCGAAATGGCTTAGTTCTTTGAGAGCCGAGAAAACTTCATCCTTGCGGGGGTGGTCGCCAACAAGTCTCATAAATTCAAATATTTTTTCTTCGTTTTTCTTTGCAAACGCTCTCCTCCACATGTCTGCTTCGTAGTGATCGCATCCGAGAATTTCCGATATTAGACTTATGGCATCGTCTTCATACACAATAGTTTCGCTAAAATTATCTTGGCTCCAGTCTTGGAAAAAGCTGGCCTTACGTCGGCCCATTGTTGCTACTGGACGTATTAGTGCTGTGGCGAGCACACAGTCTTCTCTCGACTGCGGTTTGATAGCCTTGCATAGTCTTTTCATTGCGGGTGATTCTGCTTGTGTAACGCCTAGAACATCACCAGACGATAATAGTTCTGCGGTTGCCTCGTCGTGCTCTGGATAATCTAAAAGATGCTGATCTGAAATGTGCCACAACTGACTCAAACCTCTGTTGGCTAGTATGTCTATTTTAAAATGATCTAAATCCTCAATTTCATACTTGTCCAGTAGTATTTGATTTTCTGCGTTCAGCAAACTTTTAGGTATGGGTCTGTCAAATATAAGAACACCACCACAGTGCTTGCTTATACAGCGTTTTTTACCTTCTAATTTTTGTGCAAGTTTTTCTGCGTCTTTAACATAATCTTTGTCAATGACCTGTTCAAGTTTAAATCCACGCTTGAGATTGCCGGGAGCGCCAAATCGTTTTGCGGCTTCTCTAACAGCACTCTTTTCTTTGTAGGTCACATAGTTCGATGCTCTTGCACTCTGTCCCGGCCAACGTTTGTATATTCTCTGCATTACAGTATCTTGCTTCCAGTGTGGAAAGTCGAGATCGATATCTGGTAGATCGTCGCGCTTGGGATTCATAAAACGGGATAGCGGAATTTTTTCTTTAATCGGATCCACGTCCGATATACCTAACAGCCAGCAGATAAGACTGCTGCCTGCAGATCCTCTAGTAATGTGCGGAATATCTTTAGTAAGGCGTAGTATTTCTACTACCCTAAGAAAGTGTTTCGAAAAACTAAGCTCTGCAATTATTTCTAGTTCTTCCCTTAGCCTGTCTTCGTATTCTTTGCCTTCCGGCAATTGCCTTTCGAAAGCCTCTACTAGCTTCTCTACTTCGTCTAACTTTTTACCCATTTTTTGCCTCATTTTTGCCTGGTAGAGATATTTATCATTGTAGAAAATATATCTCATTTTCGCTTGACAATACTAAATAAAACACGCATAATATTATTTGTGCGATTAGGCATACCATTAAGGCAAAACACAAAGGAGGCATATAATGGCATCATTAGCTGAAATTCGAGCAAAACTTCAAGAGCAAAACAACGGCGGCGGAAACCGATCGTCTGGGCCGGGCGACAATGCAATCTACCCCCATTGGAACATGCAAGAAGGTTCAGAAACTGTTCTTCGATTCTTGCCCGACGGCAACGAATCAAATACGTTCTTTTGGGTAGAGCGCGCAATGATTAAACTTCCATTTTCAGGCATCAAAGGCGAAACCGACAGTCGACAGACTATTGTACAAATTCCTTGCGTAGAAATGTACAGCGACGGCCAAACCTGTCCAATTTTGTCCGAAGTTCGAACTTGGTTTAAAGATTCGAGCCTAGAGGACATGGGGCGTCGATACTGGAAGAAGCGTTCGTATATCTTTCAAGGGTTTGTCGTAGACGATCCTATTAAAGAAGACAACACACCAGACAATCCGATTCGCCGCTTTATTATTGGTCCTCAGATCTTTCAGATCATCAAAGGTGCACTAATGGATCCAGAGCTGGAAGAACTGCCAACTGACTACATGCGTGGCGTTGATTTCCGCATTAAGAAAACTTCTAAGGGTGGTTATGCAGATTATTCTACTTCACAGTGGAGCCGACGCGAACGCAGTCTCACCGAGGAAGAAGCAGCAGCCATTGAGGCAAACGGCTTGTTCAACCTATCAGACTTTTTGCCGAAGCGCCCTGGCGAAGTTGAAATGCAGGTTATGAAGGAAATGTTTGAAGCAAGCGTCGATGGCGAGCCGTACGACGCAAGTCGCTGGAGCCAGTACTTCCGCCCGGCGGGTATGAGTCAGGCAACAGGAGATCCTAATAAAACAAGCGTAGCAGTGCCACAGGCACCGTCGACTCCGTCGACTCCGGAGGCAACTGTAGAAACGCCGTCGCAGCAAGAGCCCGAGACTGCTAGTCCTCCGCAGGAGCATGCAGAAAACAATAGTGAAGGCTCAAGCCGCGCACAGGATATTCTTGCACAGATTCGTGCGCGTAAATCTGCAGAATAAAAACAATACCCCCCACGCTTGTATAACAAGCGCACCCCGGGGGGTTGCTTTTCTATTAGGGAGTAAATATGGCAAAGGCATTTGATTTAACAAAATTTAGAAAAACATTAACGAAGAGCATTGACGGTCTAGGTGTAGGTTTTAATGATCCTACAGACTGGGTTTCGACAGGCAACTATGCGCTAAACTACCTGGTCAGCGGAGACTTTTACAAAGGTGTTCCGCTGGGCAAAGTGACTGTGTTTGCAGGAGAATCAGGATCTGGCAAAAGCTACTTCTGTTCCGGCAATATTGTTAAGGAAGCGCAAAAGCAGGGTATTTTTGTGGTGCTGGTAGACAGCGAAAATGCACTAGACGAACTATGGTTGCAGCGACTCGATGTTGATACTTCAGAAGACAAGTTACTTAAACTTAATATGGCGATGATCGACGACGTTGCAAAAACAGTGTCTGAATTTATGAAAGACTATAAAGACATGAGCGACGAGGACCGACCTAAAGTATTATTTGTAGTTGATAGTTTAGGCATGTTGCTTACACCCACTGACGTCGATCAGTTTGGCAAGGGCGATTTGAAAGGTGATATGGGTCGCAAACCCAAAGCACTGACAGCGCTGGTAAGAAACTGTGTGAACATGTTCGGAAGCTACAATGTGGGAATGGTATGTACCAATCACACATATGCTTCGCAGGATATGTTTGATCCGGATGATAAGATCTCAGGCGGCCAGGGCTTTGTGTATGCTTCTAGCATTGTGATAGCAATGAAGAAGCTAAAGCTGAAGGAAGACGAAGACGGCAACAAAGTCACAGACGTTCGTGGAATTCGTGCAGCCTGCAAGGTTATGAAGACACGTTATTCTAAGCCGTTCGAAAGTGTGCAGGTAAAAATTCCTTACGACTCGGGAATGGATCCGTATTCGGGACTTATTGATCTTTTCGAAAAGA